GCCTTGGTGTAACGAGCCGACAGTGAGTCGTAAAGATTGTCTTCCATGGCTTCTTCCGTGATGGCAAAACCCATGGCAATAGTTTCGTGGTTGTACCGCGCCACGAACGACTCTTGTGCAGCGTCATACGAAATCGCATCACCCTCATCCTTCACGGGTGCTGCGTCGAAGCCCGAAAGCTTCACCTCTTCCTCAAAAGAACGATCCGAACTTTCCGTCTCATAGATTTCGGTATGCTCGTCATCATAACGTGCATACTCCATTCCGAAGAGCGCGTTCAGGCCCGGAAGTAGTTCCTTGAGGAGTTGTGCGCGTGAAATAGCCATTAGTCAATTCCCCTAGACGCCAGTAGCGTTCAAATAGGAATGATTAGAAGCTGATCCGCTAGACGCAGCGTTGAACTTCACGATTACATCTGGATACGCATCACTCGCTGTCGTCCCCTTCGGGGGTAGGCTGCTAGGCCCATCAACAAAGCTGATGATACGAAGAGGCAGCGTGTTCGTTGTTGCCGGAGTGCTGCCATCAAGTGCGCTCTTGGACTTACCAAGAGTAGTGGTGCCTGCCGTTACAACAACAGATGCGTTAAGCCCACGATCCGTGGTGTTCAACGCCTCGTCGGCTTGCATCTGGAAAACGACAAAAGGATCGTCCAGCACATACGCCATCGCATCAGTGGCCGCATTCGATGCGGGCCAATAATTTGAAAACGTCTTCTGGCCGGTCGTCGGGTCCGTATAGGAGCAACCCAAAAAGATTCCAACTGTGGTCAGCGCAGTAGTACCAGCATCCTTCGCGATGGTACCATCCGCTGCCACTTTACAAAAATCACCATTAGAGATCTGTGTGCCGTAAGTAGTGATAATCGGCAAGTGTCTCGTCTTGCTGGTGAACGACCCGGAAGCACTAAGAGTGCCTACAGGTCTAGCCCCGTATGGGGACGCCGTAGTAGCCATATTATTTTTTCCTAATTCACTTCAGACATTACTAGTTAGGTAACCTCAGCGTTTGCCACCACCAAAGGTTACACGAGTTTGACGATCAGGCGGGAGAACGGGCATCCGAGGATCGCTTTCCCGCATATAACTATTATCGACGGCTTGCATCTGTGAGGCAGCGTGTCTTTCGTAATATTCACGCCTCTTGCCCACGCTTTCCTCAGATTGCTTGCAGAGCAATAGCCCACCGAGTTCGATTGCTCCCCTCTCCTTCCACTCCGATTTATGATCGCTCATAATCTGGAGTTCTGGATGGTCTTCGGCTTTAACAGGCTCCCAGCCTTCACGAAATTTTCTGGAAACATTCGTGTTGTCTGCGCTACCTACCATAGATGTTCGTATCCATCTGAACACCCAACCGTCCTGGGGATCGGGATCTGGAAGAACCGATGCAGGTTCCCATGAAATATCACGAGCCTCACTTTCACGAGTCTCTATCTTCCTGGGCTTCCTGGGGGCGCGTTCACTGTCCATTAGGACATCTCCTTAATTAGCTGTGCCGCATATTGTTGTGGCGTGATACCCAGGCGTTCCGCGAGTTTAACCTGAGTCTGTGTCAGCGTGATTCTTTGTGGTGGCGCACCACTGTTTCTAGATGCTGGTGCAACCACGGGACTGGCCTTACGTCGAGGTGCGGCATCAACTACGACGGAATTATCTGAATACGTCGAACTAGTACCGAAGTGCGTAGGAAAAACTTCTTTCATACGATTATCTATCAATCTATAGTACTCATCAGAATCTGGGTCAATACCCTCCTCTCCTACCAATCTCTCATGTACTCCGTATGCAAAGCTTGTCATCTCCCTGTCCTGACCAAACCAATCGTTCGATTCCTGCCAAGATACGGCCTTAGGATCGGGCTCTGGCTGTGGTTCAGGTACATATTGCTGAGAAGCCTGGCTTGCCCACTCTTGATCCTGGGCAAGCACGTTGCGTTTCCAGTTATCAATGATTTTCTGTGAAACAGACGGTGCATAGGCTTGAGCAAGCTGTGCATTGGTCAAGTCTTTTTGCGTTTTCGCAATTTCACTCGAATCACCGGAGTCATGCGCCTGTTTAAAGGCTTCTTCAGCCATAGCAAGCGCGGCACTAGCGCGATGTTTCGCCTGATCCGTTAATGCCGACTGAGAATCCTGAACAAGCTGTACAAGGCGCTGATTTTCGGTTTGTAGCCCCTGCGTATAGCTAATAGCCTCATTTGCAAGCTTGTTGGAGGACTCTTTGGCCCTGCGCTCCTCGTGGTACTCCCATTTTAGCTTTTTGATGCGTTTTTGGGCACGATTTCCCAATTGTGACAGTTCTTCGTCTGTCGCGGTGTCCCCGTCGTCCAATGTTTCGGCTGCGGGAGCCCTTTGGTCCTCTTCTGGGCGGTCATCCACAACCTCAACGCTCAATTCTTCTGGCTTGGAAGTATCAACAGTCGTTCTAACGCCTAAGAACTTGTCTTCTTCGCTCATCCTACGGATTTCATCAGCCATTATGCTCTTTCAACCCCCCTGGGATCTTCTACAACCGCTTCGACGGTATCGTCATTGATTAAACGAAACTCCTTGCCATGAATTTTGAGTCTGGTGCCGCTAAATGCTCGAAAAACAACCCAATCCCCCACCTGGCAGTACGGCCCACCGGGAAATCGGGAATAGTTTGCGTAAGCATCCGGCCCCATGCTCATCACCCAGCCCACAACGGTCGCAATGGACTCTTCATGTCGAGAACCTTCTGATCTTATGATGCCCCCATCGGTCATTTCATCAATTTCTGGGAGTGCGATCAGTAATTTATAGCCCTTGGGCTCCGGCAACTGTGATGCATATCTATTTTTGTCATCCTCGGAAGATATCAACTCATTATCTTCCTTCGTAACTTCTTTTGCGAGCATAGTCATTTAGACCTCTCGTTGAATTATTGCGCCATGGTGGCGTATTGCAGGTTACAAGTTCCTCATTTTTTCGTCTAAATCTATAATTTCACGCTCCGCCCATGCTAGGCCCTCAATGGTGCCACATATTTTGCGATACTCTTCCATATCCTTAGCGGAACCCATCGCCAAATGGTCGGCAAGCTCATTCATTTGAATTCTAATTTTATTTTTGAGCAATGTCAAAACGTTTTCAGCCATTCTCTTTCTCGTCCCTTCTTGAACCTTCGTCTACATCCTTACCCAACTCACGACCAAGCTTGAATCCCTCTAACTGCGTTTCCATATCTATCTTTTGCTGACCAGATTTAGTCTTCGCAATCAGCGCCTGCTCTTCTAACGTCAACCCAGCAGCCTCTATACGCTCCCTACTCTCCAGTTTCTCGCGCTCCAACTCAAGTTTCGCCGCATCCTGTTGTTGGCTCGCAGCGAGTTTTTGCCCTGCCAACTCAAGTTCTGCCGCATCCTGCTGCTGGCTGGCCGCAAGTTTTTGTCCCTCAAGCTGCTGCTTGGCGGCGTCGGTCTGTTGCCTTCTCTGGGCGTCCTGTTCCTGTATAGCGAGTTCGCGTTCGCGCTGTTGAATAATTGGGTCCTGCTGCTGCTGCGCCTGTTCCTCTGCCTCGGCCTTCTGCTTTTTCTTGCCCAGCATCTGATCGGCAGCGTCGGCAACCAGAACACTCAATCTTTTCTCCACATTTACCGGCAACCTCTCATTCGTCGGCGGCAGCGGAACACCAAGTTCCTCTTCAATCTGTCTACGGAAGACGAATGCCAGGTGTTCGCGGATATGAGCATCCATGGCACCACTGATCGCTTGGCCATTCGGACTATTTTGTACTACCTGTGCAACGTCCGGATCATTCTTGATTGCCATATGAACACGCATATGCGCGTCATGGTCCTGATATTCAAATGCCTTAACGGGACGAAGGATTAGCATATCCTGATTCTCGCTAACGGGATCTGTCGGAAGTATGTCTTCCTTCTCCGGAACAACCTTGTCGGCATTGGGAATACCGATAAGCTCCATCATCTGCCTATGCAGAAGTGCCATATCATATAGATCGGGAGATTGGGCTGCCAATTGCAGTGCAGCTTGATATTGCATGATTCGCTGTGCCATGCTGGACGCATTGGGATCCGATACAGGGACGACATCAATACGATCATCAAAATCTTCTGCCTTGATATCCTCTCCCTCATCCGTCTCATATGGATATGCAGGATCTGTATAATCGCGAATAATCGTGGCCAGAATTTTATATTCCTGCTTGAGGCTCGCATGGATACGCGCCTGGATCGCGGACTGCACCTTCATCGCCCGCTCCATGATTGCGAGAGTCGTTCCTACTGGAGCCTCCGAATTCATGTCTCCTACTTTGATATCAGCCATCGAAGCGAATCGTCGCCCTTCATCCACAATATTTTGGAACAACTGAAAAAGAACCCCAGAAGGTTCTTTATATGGAAGAAAGGTGATGTTATCCCTGATTACGCCACCGGGAACATCAACATCCCTAAATTCCCCCGGCATGATCGGCGTGTCATCGCCTTTGATTCTTAGCCCACGGGTCTTTAGCCCTCCGGGCAAATTGGACAAAGTTCCCGCATCAACAAGCTGGCGTAGCAAACTGGTCGCTGATTTCGCAAGTCCTCCGATCATATGGATCAAGCCAAGATTATAAAATCCAATCCCAGGCACATATCCATAATGTACGAAATGCTGCTTCTTGGTTTTGTGAATATCGTCTTCGGACCAATTCCTGTAGATCGACAGAATCGTACTGTTGCCCTTGTCGATTGTAATTACATAAGGAAGCGCAATCCCATCGGGGCTTTCAAAGCCTGGTACGTCTAGATCAACGTGCATCTCCAGAAGCTGATGCCTCTCGTTCTTATCCCACGACGGCTTCACGCCCCCAATTTCTATGTACTTATCTGTGATGGCGTTGCTTTCAATGTTAGATGAAGTGAGTTCAACGTCACGATAAAATTTACTAACCTGAAGCTTTTTTATCTGATTTGTGCTGCGATTCATCACATGGGTATAACGCTCCGCCTGTGCTAGGTCCGCCTCATTGAAAGCAACTACAAAATCCTCAGCGGGCACAAACATGGAGGTCGGCCTGCCAAGCGACGGATCAAAG